AGAGTGGAAAGGGCTGGATGCCGCGACAGTGCGGAAAAATGAGCACTTGGCGCGGGAGTTTCTGGCTTTGAAAGTGGCCGAAGATTTTCCAGATTTGTGGGGCGATATGCGTGTGGCCGATCTACGCCGCCGCCATATCCGTGCGATCCTGGCTGATTTCTCGGAGACACCGCACAAGGCGAAGCACCTTCTCACCACGATAAGGAAGATGTTGGGCGAAGCCCTCGACCAAGACTGGATCGAGCACGACCCGACACACAAACTGAAATGGCGTCCGGCCTATGGCGGCTGGCGGGCATGGACGATGCCGGAAAGGAAAGCTTTCGAAAAAAGGTGGACGCTCGGGACGATGCCGCGCGCCGCCTACGCCTTGGCGCTGTGGACCGGAAGCCGCCGCAGCGAAGTGGCGACCCAGCTTTGGGACAATGTGGACTTTGATGCCAGTCGCATCACTGTACGGCAGATCAAAGGAGACGGCAAAGTCCTTCGGCTTCTCATGCTCCCGATGCTGGCCGACGCCTTGCGGGATATACCGAAGCGAGCCGACACGGTTATCTCGACCGAATACGGAAAGCCGTTCTCGGAGAAATCGCTGACGGGCATGATGGCGCACTGGACAAACCTCGCGGGCATGAAGCCGGGTTGTACATTCCACGGCCTGCGTAAGACGCTCGGGAAGTATCTGGCGGAGGAAGGCGCAACCGCAAAGCAGGCCGCCGGAATTCTCGGCCATGACGATCTTGAACATGTCGAATTGTACAGCCGGGAGGCCGAACAGGAGCGACTCGCCACGGATGGTTTGAGCCTACTCATGAAGCGTTTTGGATAACCGTGGATACCCTTGCTGGATACCCGTCAGTATGCTATTGATTTTATTACATAATGGTGGGCCCGGAGGGACTCGAAAATCGCTGATTTCATTGCGCTTTTCTGGCGGGTATCCATGACGGTTTCCCGCATTGTTCCGCAAGGTCGCGGATACCTCACCCACGTCCAGGAGGCAAACGGATGGCAGAGACAGACCGATGGGGGCAGACGGCCATGGGGCAGGCGTTTGCAATGGCGCTGGCGGCGGACGATAGCGCCAAGAAGATGGGCGAGTATCTGTACGAAAAGCCCTGGGCAGAAATAGACGATTTGCAGAGACGTGAATTGCTATGGTCAGCCATGGCCAACTTGGGATTTGCGGTCGTTAAATTGGCGAAGGGAGCCAAGTGATGGCAGAGACACTAGGCGAGAGAATGATCGCAGCCGGTCGAGAGGCCCTTGCCGTTGCCAAGGGAAAGCAGACGGCAGCGTCCGTGCATGCTTGCGACTATGCTTACCATCCGAAACAGGGATGGCAATCGATGGAGTCCGCGCCGAGAGATGGCCGTCGCGTTCTGTTGCGCCGAGACCCTGACCGAACGCGGTCAACCAAGCTCATCGTCATCGGAGAATACGTAGGCGTGAACAGCAAATGGCGGATTGAGGATTACCAGCACATCCACACCAGAAAATTCCTGGGCTGGATGCCTCTCCCCTCCCTCTAAGGATTGAGACGATGCAACTCGGAAGCTGGCTGAATTGTATCGCCACCCGCGACAGCCTCATGTGGCGCATTCAAAACCAATGCGGCCCGGTCATCGGCATCGAAAGATTGTCGCTTCCCGAACTGGCTCGATTGTGGCTGACGGTGAAATGAAACCCCGTACCAGTCAGCGCATTGTCAACTGGCTCCTGCCGGTGATGCTGGTCTATATGGCGCTGTATAGCCTCTGGTCCATCATCAGGCCGTGGACGGGCTACTGACCGCGCGTAGCCTTCATGTAGTTATAGGCCCCGTCCATGGTGGCACCGGCAGTCGGGGAATAGATCAGCCCGATTTTCTTCCCGCCGCATTTGGAGCATCGAAGCTTCGGGATCAGGTCGTCCGCCATTGCCTGCGCATCCGGTCCAAGCTTGTCGCGGAGATTCAGGAGATCGAGAGGCTGGTTGTGACGGCATGATGGCTCGTGACAATATGCCCGGAGTTTCATATTGCCATCGATCAAGGATTGGATCGTCCATTTCGCCATGCCGGGAGGATAGCATGGATCAGGGCGCGAATCCTCCTTTGAACATGAAGGCGACGACGGCGACGAGGATTGCCCCGATGATGGTGCGCCCGATCCATCTCAATGTGCCCTGAACCTCCCCGATGCTCTTCGTCAGGATTTCCAGATCGCGTTGAAGCGTCACCCACTGTTCGCCCCGCTTGGCCTCGCCTATCTCCTGCTGGCGCTGCCATGCCTCAAGGGCGGTAAGGCGCTGGTTGTTCGCCGCCACCGTATGTTCTACGCCGACGATGCGGGTACGAAGATCGCCGTCCATGTCCATTGCCTTTTCCGCCATCGTCCCCTAGCCGCCCTTTCCATGCACTGCTATTTCAAGGCATCCAGCCGCAAAGGGCCTGCCCGCGTTTGTTGTGCGCCAGCACCGCCGCCACTTCGGTATCGGTCATGTCCGCGATAGTCTGCTGGCCTGGCCTGATCGGTTTGGCGATGGCGCAGAATGATCCGCTGGTGGTCGTGCATGCCGTCGTGCCGACAAGGAAGATCAGGAACAGCAGAAGCCATGCCAGCGCGTCGATGATGCGCCTTTTCATGGCTTCCGGCCCCACTTGCCGAGTTCGGTTCGGTTCGCATCCGGTGAGCGCCCGGCCACGGCGTCGTCAATCTCGTCCGCGACGGTTCTGGCTTTGACTTCGGATGCGGCCTGCTTGGCTCTTTCCCGGTTTGTAGCGTTCCGGTCGATCTTCCACGCCCCGAACAAGGCAACAGCCCCGGCGAGAATGTAGGGCCAGAAGTGAAGGAGGATCGCGGTCACTGGTTTGCCTCATCCTTGACGAAGTACCCCGCCGCGAAACCGATGATGATCGGCAGCGGCTCCCAGATGAGCGGGTCCGCGTATTCCGGCCATCGGCTGACGATGAAGCCCTTGACAATGCCAGCCGCCGAAGTGGCGAGCATCGCCGCCGTAAGTTTCCGGGTCGGCATTGCGGATTTCTGGCGTACGAGAGCCATGATGATGTCCTTTCAGAAGATCGATTGAACCCACGCGACCAGTCCATGCCACCAAGCGGCCACAGCGCCGACCAGCAGGACGAGAGCAGCGAAGATGCCGACAGGCGCCTTGCTGGCCACAGGCGGCACAGGATCAGGCACAGGCGTGGGTTGAGCCTTCGGAGGCTCGGGAGTGGCCGGAACGGGCTTGGGCGCTTCCACGGGCGCGGGAGACGGGGAAACAGGCAGGCTGGCCGCTACCATCGCAGCAGCCTTCCTGTAGGCCGCCGCCAGCTTCTTGTCGTAGCCGTTCT